CATAGGAGATGCGTTCAGCAGTCTTTTGGACATCACCCAAAGACAACCTGTTAAACGCATTCATATTAGGCGCAAACAAATCAAGGGCGGGAATACCAGTTCTAGGCAACGCTGGCATATCAAAGGTACGACCCAAGACATCAGAAAACAGACCAGAGGTGAACCCTCTTGGTGTTGCTTGCATCTGGTCATAAGGTCTGGTGTCTAACTGCAAACCTTGTGGGGGCGACTGAAGCCCCAATCTCTCACGACCAGTAGATAGCCCATACAAATAGTCACGCCCAAAGGGGTCACTACCAAATATGTCTAATGAGTCTTCTACAGCCATCTATTATCCTCACAAACCTGAAATGATATCTAACGGTTGCCACTCATCTTCTTGGTCATCAACAAAGTATGAGGTTACAGCCAACTGATCTAAATATGATAAACAATCCGGCCCATCATCGTGAACACCTTGAGCAGGAAACATAATGAGCTGATCTGTAAACCAATCCCAGTTTTTCTCAGAGTTCAGCACAATACGCCCATGCTCAAACCGTCCTTGGAGACTCCAGATAATCCTGTCAGTCTTTTTCCTGTTGCCGTGCGTCAAGTCAACTATGTGTGAATATACATTATTTTTACGCATTAAGTCACTCAAATACGGCAAAACTGCGTTTTTTAATGCTCCACGCTCAATTCCAACACTCAAAGGACGGTATTCCCGCATCTTCAACAGGATCGTAGCCGCAGTTTCCCTGATGTCCCATCGCCCATGCTCTATTTCTTCAACAAACCACTTGCCATCATCAGTTACTTTGACAACTGCTATTGCTGTTTCATCTAACCTTTTCTTAGCATTGGCAGCTTGTTTAGCCACTTCTTCAAACCCTGCCAAATCGACAGCAATGTAGTACGAGCCATATTCAGGTTCTTCTCCATATTTAATCCATTCTTCTTTAAAAACGTCAGAGCCAGCATTGTCAAAACTGGCAAGGTATTCCTGCTTGAAAGCAAAGGAACTCAGGGTTTTCTTGGCAGACTCAATCTCATCAGGGTCTATCAGGGGGTTGTCTTTGGTAGTGAAGTGCCACGCCTTCCAATCTGAGTCTTCTTCTGACATTCCAAGTTTAAAAATGTCATAGAAGAAGTTACGACCTTTGGGAGTGCCGATGAACATAGCTCTGCCCTTTTTATCAGACAAAGACGCACGAATAACCTGTTCCCATGCTTCGGGTTTGATGTCCGCAACCTCGTCAAGCACAGCGTAGGTGAGAGACACTCCTCGCAAAGTATCTGGACGATCTGCGCCTCTGACATAGATTTTTGCTCCGTTTATCAGGGTGATGTCCATGTTATTGATGTGGCTGGCTTGGATAACCTCACGCCCCAACTCCATCAATACATCCCAAATAATCTGTCGTGCCTGACCATTGGTAGGAGCAACATACAGTACAGCAGAACCAGCAGTACACTGCAAGCCCTCTATCAACAAGGTGATGGCTGACAAGCGAGACTTACCGCAACGCCTACCAGCAGCAATGACTTTGAACCTTGTTTTATCACTAAAGACAATTTGTTGCCAAGGGAGGAGACTGAAATTAAGGTCAGACATTATTCAATTGTGTAGTCAGGAATCGAGAAAGGGTCTTTGTAGAAAGGGGTGTCTACCTTTTGTGTTGAAAGACTCCAGTTTTTTGCTTTTTCTACAGTGTCAAGTCCCATTGCATCAGGGTCAGTGCCATACTGACGCATAAAAAATTCTTTCCATGCTGTTGGATGACTTGGGTCTTTTAGCATTTGCCCTGTTTTAGTAGACGATGGGAAGTGCGGTCTATTGTCATAAGGACTGATAGTTTCTTTTATCCCCGCTTTCCATGCTCCTCTGTAATCATAGTCAGGAGATTCAAGAATCATCTCTGTAACTCGCTGGTTGTCTAACTTATCTACAGGCATCTTTTGTTCAGCCGCAATGTCTGACTTGATAGAGTTGAACAGTTGAGTTCCCTGTAACCAACCACGAAACTGTTGTTCTTCCGCTGGTTTTAAGGTGGTAGGACTCCAAGGAGTCTTAGAGAATTTTTGATATTCATTTATCCAATCGGTCATTCTTTTACCTCTATGTCTTCAGCATCTATAGGGTTATCCCCTATGACTACACCACCAATACCAGAAATAGTTATGTTAACTGCTGATCTCTGTTTTCCTTCTTTCTCGAACAAGGAAACGGGAAGCATTCGATCCATACAGAGTTTGATGGCAGCCATTTGAGCAGGGTGTTCGTCATTCATGGCAATCTCAACTGCCTTGTGGACAACATTAGCACCTGCACTCTTAATTAACAGGTCTTTGAGTTCTTTGACTTGTTGTTGTTCAGTCTTAGGTAGGGTAAGTGCTTGAGGGTTATCAGCATACTTCCTCAAGGTCATAGTGCCAGAACCCTTTGGGCGACCTCTTGGCTTTGCCAAGTTGTCTTGATCCTGCGGAGGCCTACCCCTTGTTTTCTTAAAGCTATCTATTACGTTCATCTTTTATCCAGTTGTAGGAAGAAGTTGTTGGTGGCTTCCATAAAGCAGGATTGGGTTCAATTCAACAACAAACCAAAGCCCCACGGAGCTAAACCGTTTCCACCAACACGGCTGAAGACTGTTTGTGGGAACTACCATCTAGACAGTAGCCAATCTCCATGCGTCTTGAAAGTTAGTACGCACTTTACACGAGAATCAGATTCTTGTATAGTGGAGACAAACGGGGGCATCACCCACCCCTCTATGCGGTTGAGCCGACCAAGTAGGATAAACGTAGTGAACCATGTAGTTCTCAAGTAAAGCACAAGTCTTGAACGGGGCTGGTAGCGTGGAGTAGTGATCTGACAGTCACCACTAACTTAGATAAACGAGAGGCTCTCCTTTAAAAAGGATCACCCCCACACGGGTGAATACTCCTATTCGTCTTCTCCCCTAATCCAGATTACCTTTGTTGTGTCAAACAGTCTGATTTACCTTTTCGTGTGCGGAGGAGGCTCCCACAAATATTACACACACACGACCACCCCCTCCCCCCTATCAAAGTAAGCACTAACTAACTTAAGCGAAGTGAGCGCACGCTAACACCAGGCGTAGTGAGCACTAACTAACATGGTAATCTACATGAGAATTATTCGCATTCGTATATAGGGGTGATGCACCTTAATGCGAATACTAACGAGAATCATTCTCATATAGGCAGACGGTATAATATGAAAACTATTGATAACAAATTATTGATAGGTTATCTATATGGGCTAAGTTGGTGCGGAGTGGTTACTAACTTCCCTGATTAGGTGCATGATTTTATAATATGAAATGTCTTGCACTATCTTGGGGCGCATTGTTAGTGAGCACTATCGTTCTATAATCGGTGTTTGCTGAAAATGTAAAATTGGCACGTTATGTGCATAGTATTTATTGTCCAATTCGGACAGTCAATTTAAAGGCGTTCATATGACACAGACACAGACCAGAGAACAATGGCTCTCACAAGCAACCACAGAGCTTCGCTCACTGTTTAAACAGCACGGCGTTGACTTACCTCATGAAGTTCGCTCATCGTGCGGCTTCCCCTCAAAATCAGCCCTTAGTGCTAAGAACCGTAGAATCGGTGAGTGCTGGTCAGCCCGTGCATCTGCTGACAGCCATGCCGAAATTTTTATCTCACCTACTATCAGCGACTCAATGCGGGTTCTTGATATTCTGGCTCATGAGCTAGTTCATGCTTGTCACCCGAACGATGGCCACGGCGCAAAGTTCGGTAAAACAGCCCGTGCCATTGGCCTTGAGGGTAAGCTCACAGCAACCACAGCGGGCGAAGCGTTTAAACGATGGGCAGAGCCTGTGCTGGCTCGGCTCGGCGTTTACCCTCACGCTGACCTGATACCCTCGAACGCTCAAAAGAAACAGACAACCCGCTTGCTGAAATGTGTCTGCCGTGATTGTGGGTACACTGTCAGAGTGGCGGGTAAGTGGTTGACTGAGATGGGCGCACCTCACTGCCCTGACCACGGCGAGATGGATAGCGTTTAAACAGTTCAGCGGTAAGCCCTCACGGGCTTATCAGTGCGCTGTTGCACTACTTTGAAAGGCGTTCATTATGATAAACAATTCTCTCACTCAACACGAGTTCTACCTGTCTGCCTGCGAACTCAGCACTGGCTCTCACGGGTCATTCGCTCAACACATCGGTGATGCGTTCATCGTGGCTGACAGAGGCAACAGCCAGAAGTTGCTCGATGCTTTCCCTGAGGTTTTCATGCGTGGCTGGCACTTTGCACAATCCAAGTACATGAGAAACATCGTGGAGAATCAAGATGCTTAATTACAATATTGATAATCTTGGGGAATTTCAAGAACGCGACCGTGGGAGGTGGTTCACTTACCGAATAACTGACAACCCTTGGGCGCTCGCTCATGGCCTGACTCATGAGGTTGATGTATTGGACGGAGTGAGGTTCGCCATTGTCAAAAAAACCCGTGCTCTAATGTGTCTGTCTGAGGGTGACTCGGGCGAGCCAGTGCTGGAAAGCTGGAAGTTCAAGAAACACAGTGTGTATCACTGACAGTTCAGCCCATAATCTCCGACCTTGGGGATTATGAGATGCGCTGTTGCATCGTTTAAACAATTTGAGAGGCGTTAAGATGAATACTTATTCAATTATTTGTTGGCACAATTCTGCCACTGAGGGAAGCCACCAACGGGTTCTATTCAGTGCAAAGACCCTGACTAAGGTACTGCGTGACTTTGAGCGTTATCTGTCCCTGCCTGAGCGCATGAGGTCATTCAATAAACATAATCTCATTCAGTTGCACCATATCGACCATGGCGTGATTGCTTGTTTCCCTGCCTCACTTCGTGGGAGTGTTTAAACATGACAACCTTACAACAAAGCGCCGAACTTAATTGGCCAGAAGATGAGGCGACCTTACTGGCTGACTTTGCCCTTGATTTATTTGAGCAAGCTGGGCACGACTATTATCACAAGTGGCTTATGAATGAGAGAGACCACTTCTGGAACAAAGTATTTGATAAAGACGTTGACCTCATGAATCGGTTTTCCGACCTGTTCAATCAGTTAACAGCCAAAACTACTAATCTTTACATTTAAGGCGTTTAAACATCATGCACAAAACTGACCTTATTGTTTCCATCGTCTGCGGCTGTGCCGCCTTCATCTTGGCTCTTATTCTCATCTTTGAAAGATTTTAATTATGACCACCGACATCAACACCGACCTCGAAATCCAAGTGACCACCATCGGCACAATCGACAATGGCTGCGACGGCTCTCAGCAATATATTCTGTTGAAGTGTTTAAACGACTACCTGAGCGAGGATGAGGCCTGGGCATATCTGCACCCACTTGTCTATCGTGACACCGACACGGCTGGGGCATACTTCTGCCACATTGTCGAGACAATCCAAAAGTCTGACAGTGAGGTTATTTGCATTGTTCACCACCAATTCAATAATTAGAGCGTTTAAACAGAGTCCAAACCATCGGGGATTTTGTCCCCTTTGGCCTGTGCTTTGTGTTTCAGGGCTTTGTAGGGGGCTTTCCCTGCGCTTGAAAGGTGTAAATTATGTCTGCTTTTATTGTTTCCGACACTCATATCAATGCTCTGGTTCGTTATGCGTCTCGCCATAATGTCCGAGCTCTTCACGGCAACCCGATGGCGATATTCAGAGTTAAAGATAACGAGCAAGAATCTGCCAGATTATTACTCGATGAGAATGTCAAAAGCGTCAATTCAAGGTATCGAGACAATGAAACCATGTCAATCACTTATGACCCTGCCGCACCAATTCTGACAGCCATTGAAGCGATTAAAGCGGCTCAAAGTCTGCGTTATCAGTCCCGCGAACACTCCGACTATGAAGACTCCATTGCGTTTAAACTGATTGAGGCAATCATTACAGACGCAATCCCTCGCCTTGAGGGTTACGAGTCCGCACAGTGGGCGATTGCTGACAAGGTGACAGCATGACGCAAACCCAAGCACTGACAAAAGCTCTCATTCTCGCTATAACTGCACCCGATGATGATCGGGCAGATCAAGCCGCACGACTTGCCGAAAGCATAGCGCAAGGGCTTAATTCTGACCAAGTAGAGCAATGTAAACTTGATGCGCTTGAAATGATAGGGGAAAACCCTTGATTTATGCCGCCATTGCACTACTGCTAAAAATCATTCTCAGAAAACTAACTTAAAGGTGTTAAAAATGAAAACTGTTTCAATGGAATTAGATTATAAACTTGAATCTATTGGTCAAATTGATAATGGAGATTATGTAGATGAATATTTTAAAATCACCCGATTAGATGATGATTTAAATTATGATGATGTGCATAATTGGTTGCGTGATGAATACTATTACGACACAAACCGCATAGGTGGCTGGTTTTGTCATTCAGTAACTATTGCACCAAACCCTTATCACGCTGATACTTGTATTGGAATAGTTCATCACTGTTTAAACGTATAAGTAAGCGACCACTAACATTTAGCCGCCTTCGGGCGGTTTTTTATTGCCTGCTTTTAAGCCCTTGCAAGCCCGATCAGGTAGGGTATTGAGGGCAAACCAAAATAAAGCCCTGAAAAGCGCCTTTTAAGCCGTTTTAGCGGTATTTTTAACGTCATAGGTCATCGGCATATTCATCATCAACAAATAAACTCAGTCCTACATTGTTTAGGTTGTGGTCAGGTCTAAGTCCTACATTGTAAAAATGCACTGCCCAGCGAATGCTAACTCTGTTGCCTTCAGCCACTGAACCATTGCCTATGTGCCTCAATGCGGCCTTTTCCCGTTCTGTGTAGAAAATGACCTGACCCTTTGCGTCAGGCGGTTTTCTTGATTTCGATGCCATGCAATTCATGCCTTAAATATTCTGCGATTAGTAGGGCTTCGGCTTTGTTCCCGTCCTTTTTTAGCTTTAATTTGGCTTCAGGCCATAGGTAACGTGCCATATCCAGCGACTCGTTTTTATCGGCTGATAGGTGAAAATGCTTTTTCCATCGCTGCGGAGTGACTAGATGAACAGGGTATCTGGTTAATTCGCAAACGGCTGAAATAACCCCTACAGCCCGTCCAAAGGCAAAGGTAGAGCTAACCCCTTGATTTGGCATTGAATGCACCTGTTCCATGCAGATTTCAGCCCCTACTTTGGGGTCTACTAGGCTGAGAATTCGACTTTTGAAAACCAAAGCCAGAATGTGCTTGTCCTGATGTTCAATGTTGAATGCTTCTAGGTAATTACCCTCATGATCGACTGCACCTAGCGCACCACTGACAGAGCCCGGGTCTATGCCCAAAAAAATAGTCATAAAGATATACTTTCCGCATCCTCAATGCGCTGCTGTCTGGTTTTTCTCTTACCTCTTTTGACATCAAAAATTAAATGTCTAGGCAAAGGATAAAGCAAATTCTCTAATTGTTTGAGCTTCATTTCTGCATTGTCTCTTATCGCATCTTGTATTTTTACAATATCATCATCTTGATAAATTGTGTTTGGGTGAGAATTTCCAGCTTGCCAAGTGCCATTTTTTAACTTGTCTCTGATGTTGTTTTTCTGTGTGTCAACCCGTAAATTTGAATAATGGTTGTTTAGGATATTACTATCAATGTGACAACAAACCATATCTTTTGGGATTTCATCACGCCAAGCCTTGTAGACAAGCCTATGAACATGAATTTTTGTTTGTTTGCCACTACCTAGAATGTGTAATGCAATTCTCAAATATCCATCTTTGTCTAAAAATGGTTTGAGTGTTTTTTTTCGGAACACTTCACCATCTTCACAAACCCAATATTTGTAATATTGCTTCCATTGCCTGTTGTCACAACCGATGTAAATCATTGATTTCTTTCATCTTTTTGGTCAATTCCTGACTGATCCCGTTGTAAATCCCCAAGTAGTGATTCTCCAGTTCTTTCGCCCGATGCCACGCATAGGCTTTCCATCCACTCGTTGATGCCATCAGGATCAAATGGTCGAGCGTGTCTTGGTAGTGGACTTGCAATGTCTCCGGTCGTCCAAAGGGCTTCTGTGACTTTGATGAGGGATTGTCGAACGATTCCATCTTTTTGTTTGTCAAGTAGTTCGTTTGCTTGTTCTCTTGTCATGCTGTTTTCCCTAGTATTGATCTCATTCTGGCTAGAACTTCAGGGTTTGGTGGTGCGGTCTTCAGCCTGTCTTCATCGAGTTTGACAAGGGCAGGATCACGCTGCGAGCTTGATGGTACGGTCACATGAGCAACATCGAACCTGTTGACCAGCTTAGGCTTTTCTGTGACCCACTCAGCTTTGAATGCTTGCCAACCACGAACACAACATTCTGCCATTGCCTTTTCCAATGTCCAACCTGCAATGTCTGCCTGTTCCTGCATACCGTCAAGCACCCTTTGGGTAATCGGTGCTTTCTTGGCTTTTCTCAGGGTTTTGAAATCATCAAACACCGATTGTGAAACGCCGTCAGGCGTAGCAACGACAGTTGCTTTATCTTTTATTGGTTTATGGTTATTGGTTAGTGGTTTATGGTTAGGTGGCGGTTCGTATACGACTTGTTCACGGTTCGTGCTTTTTTCTTTACGCTTCGTTTCACGATCAATAGCGATTCGTTTGTTTGTGTCTGCTTTTTCTTGGTAATCAAGCAGTTCCTGAAGAATACGCTCTTGGACGTAACGACCATCTTTGTCAAGCGCAAAGAACCTACTTAAAACAAACTTTACCGCCTCAATCTCTGCTTCAGTTGATGCCCAAGTCCACTCAAGTGCTTGTTCCATTGTTGGGAATGTTTCACGGTCATAGCACGAATCAATCAAAAGCGTGTACGAACCGTGCTGCAACATGGTCAATCGACCTGCTTTTTTGGCATAGTCTCCAATGTTTCGTTTGTAATAGTGCATCATTCCACCCCGCCAGAGACATAAACAATCAGGAAACGCTCTGTTGGAGAATCCAGCAAAAGGCGATTAGCCTCTTTTTCTGCCAGTTCGTAAGTGTCGTGAACACAAGTAAATCGAATGCTATGGGTAGTTCTTGCGTGACGCATCACAGCAAATTTACCGATTAAATTAATTATGGGTTTTTCAGCCGCAAGCGTTGGCTTGGGTTTTTTTAGCGTAAGTGTCGCCATCTGTGCCTACTTTCATTGGTCACTTTCACTTAAACACTGATGGCAGGACGGTGAAAGATTCGTCTTTTCGGGAGCTACCCTAGCCGTGTTTGTCACTACTATATCACTTCTTTTTGAACCCTGCTTGTCTTTTCTTGCGTTGCTCAATCGAATCGGCAAGCAGTTTCCGCAGCCACATTCCCCCTCCCATATTGTGAAATTCCTCTCTCAGGGACTTAGTGACCCTGACTGCAATCTGCATATTGCTTCCCGTTAGTTCTGATGGCGGTCTTGGCATTTTGTCTTCTGTTGGTTAAAAGATTGAATTGTTGTTTGTGTCAGACAGTTTGACAATAAGGGAATATCCTAGTGTCAGACATATCCTATTATGTCATACACTACACACTCAACAACTTGAAAGGTGTCAAATGACTTTACGTTACAAACCCTTGTTTGCAGATGAAAGCCGTGAAAAATGCCCGTATGCGGGCTGCGGCTCTCCGCTATTTGAAGATGATGGGTCTTACCACTGCCGTGGTTGCAACTCGTTCTTTTATCTTGATGAAAAGACTTTAGAGGAGAGTTACGGCGATGAGTAACTTCAACAGACCAACACCAGAAGACGAGGCTTTCGATCATATTGAGCAGATGAACAGGGTGAAGAAAGCGTTTGAGGAGGAAATGCAAAGGCGAGCCAAGACCCAGCAGGAGTTCTATGACCAGCTACGCAATGGAGTGATTGATGAAGTCACTGTTGAAATTCAGAAGATGACAGGCTTTGGCAAAGATACGCTAGATAGTCTGACTGTTTATATTCAAGGAATGAAGAAATGACACAAGATGAAATCATTGAGATGGCGTTAGTTGTTGGAACAATTGAAGATGGTGATTTTTTTGTGTTTAAACATCATGAACTTGAAGCCTTTGCCAAACTGGTAGCCGCCAAAGAGCGTGAAGCCTGTGCAAAGGTATGTATGGAAACCGAACAAAAGTTCGCCGAACTTTCAAATAAATTTTCTTTTCAATTTGACGCTGGTGGTGTAATTGGAGCATCGCAATGTTTAAACGCCATCAGAGCCAGAGGTGAAGGAAGCAAGCATGACACAAGATGAAATCATTGAGATGGCTGTACAGGCTGGAATGGCGGAAGAAATTGCGGCGTTCAATATTCCAATCATTGAAGCCTTTGCCAAACTGGTAGCCGACAAAGCCTTGGCACAGCGCACATGGGTTGATCTGACGGATGAGGAGTTTGATTATTTGCGAGACAACAACTTTGGAGTCTCGCCATTGATAAGCGCAGTCGAGGCCAAACTCAAGCAAAAGAACGGCTGATACTAGGGAAATTCCCTATATCAATCATGATAGTGTCTGACAAAATACATACATTGATAGGTTTAAAAAAGGAGTAAATGATGATTGATTTAAAGCGAGATACTTGGATGGCACTGCAAGATATGAGTTCAGAAGATGTTGCAGATGCGATATGCGATAGTCAGGCAATAGTGGAAGCAATACAGTCTAATGCTTGGTCTGATGTTGCTGACATGGTGCGAGCCAGAGTCGAACTAAAAGCACAGCGTCTTGCACAGGTCGCTAACGACTTACCTCTGACCCCTTGGGTAGACGAGGAAGAAGAATTAAACCTATGGCGTTGTTATCGTATTGAACGCCAACAGGAAGCCTTGGAAGAATGCAAGGTAAAAGTTAAAATCAACCCTTACTCCAAAGGCGAGGTCAACAATGAAGATTAAGCTCAACCTTGATCGTATTATTGAGGAACATTCAAATGACTATTATTGTGCATTCTGCGTTAAACCGCATAGCCCGAAAAGTCCATGCTGCGATGATTCGTTTTTTATCTTATTTCGAGATTTGGATACCGACACTCAGCATCAACGAGCGTCAGAAATTGCGGCAAAAGGCGGCTAAGAGAGTCAAGCAACAGCCAAAGGTACAACGGGTGGTTATGCCATCCAAACTAATCACCGACCCTGAATTTGGGTATGTGAACTCAGCCCTGACAGATGTGTCAGCAACGTGGAAGAAGTTTGAAAAGAAAGGAGTTAAAGAGAGTAAGAAAGAAGAAGTGGTTAAACAAATTCGTAGAGTTCAATAAATAACAGGAGTGAAAATGATTAAAGAAAAGGCGTTTGAGATAGGTGTTCTGGTTGACAGAAAAGAAGCAATTAACAAATTGTTGTCAACAAATGTGAATGAACACACTGAAAAAAAAGGTGGTTTGACATATCTTTCATGGGCGTGGGCATGGGCTGAAGCACTCAAAGCTGATGAAGATGCCACTTTCAAAGTTGAAATGTTTGGTGACAAGTGTTTCATGGATATAAACGGCACTGCAATGGTGTTCGTAACAGTCACAATGTTCCGCAAGCCAATGACTTGCCAACTACCTGTGATGGACTTTCGCAACAAAGCAATCCTCAATCCTGATGCGTTTGCAGTCAACACTGCCATCATGCGCTGCATGACCAAGGCGTTGGCTTTACATGGACTTGCAATGTACATCTATGCTGGAGATGATTTGCCTCAAGGTGAGGGCTCAGACATTGATGTAAACGTGATGATCGACCATTTGGCAGCTATTGATGCTGCTTCAACCCTTGAGGAACTGAAAGATGCTTACGCAACTGCTTACTCTGCTTGCGGTGTTGATAAAAACTGGCAGAAAAAAGTAATTGATGCAAAAGATAAGCGTAAAGGAGCATTGAAATGAAAGTCAAAACAATCGCACACATTCACTATCTCAAATACGATTTTGAAGTAAATGGCAAATATGAAGTTCTCAGTTTTAAGGCTAATGACGACTCTTTCCGTACCTATGTAGGCGAACAAGAAATTGAAATTGAAGTGCCTGATGACTATGACCCACGAGCGCAGAAAATTGCCGCTTTGGAAAAGCAAAAGCAAAATGTCATGGCTGAGTATCAAAAGACCGTGACTGAAATCAATGAGCGCATCAACAAACTGCAAGCATTGGAGTACACAAATGAATAACCCACCAGCATTTCCAAGTGGTAACGAAGTAACGCTTGGCGATTGGAGAAGCAGTGGTCACAGTGGCATGACCTTGCGGGACTACTTTGCGGCACAAGCAATGACAGGAGCACAAGTTTGGGATGCCGTTATCAATGGAAAAAACACTCAATTTAGTGCAGGAACAGAAAAACTTGCAGAAGTGGCTTATGCCGTGGCAGATGCAATGCTTTTTGCAAGGGAGGAATCATGAGCGAAGTTATCCAAGGGTCTGATGAATGGAAACAAAGCAGAATAGGCAAAGCCACTGCTTCTCGTATCTCTGACATTGTTGCCAAGACAAAGACAGGCTACAGCACAAGCAGAGCAAACTACATGGCACAACTGGTAGTCGAACGCATGACTAACCAAGTAGCAGAGTCTTACAGCAATGCAGCTATGGAATGGGGTGTTGAAAACGAAACATTTGCTCGTGCCGCATACGAGGCTAAAACAGGCAATATGGTCGATCAGGTAGGTGCTATTGACCATCCAAGGATTGCTATGTCTGCTGCCTCTCCTGATGCCCTTGTGGGTGATGATGGGTGCTTGGAGATCAAGTGTCCGAACACTGCTACACACATTGAAACCCTTTTTGGTGACGAGCCAGCAAAGAAGTATTACGACCAGATGCAGTGGCAAATGGTTTGTGCAAACAGAAGTTGGTGCGACTTTGTGAGTTTCGACCCACGAATGCCAGCGCACTTACAACTGTTTGTCAAAAGGATCGAGCGCAATGATATTTATATTGCAGAACTCGAAAGTGAGGTTATTCGCTTCTTGGCTGAAGTGGATGACAAGGTTAAAAAACTCAATGAAATTAAGGTGTAAATATGGAACAGAGGGACAATTCTGGAGTACTTTTTTCTAACGATAAGCGGGAAAAAGAATCACATCCTAATTATAAAGGAAACATCATGGTTGATGGTAAATCTTATTGGATTAGCGGATGGATTAAAGAGGGTAAGAACGGCAAGTTCATGGGGTTAGCAGTCAGCCCTAAAGAAGAACAAGCAGCACAGCCAGCTAAGGCCAAGCCTAAATCTGGTTTTGATGACATGGATTCTGACATACCGTTTTGATGTAACTTAATGGGGAAAGCGTAAGTGAGTACCCACTAACTTTGATAGGAGTTGATATGACTTTAAGTTTTTTAGAACGTAAGCAGATATGGTGGAATTGGCATAAAGAGAATCCCCATGTTTGGGAATACTTTGAAATGTTTGCCTTAGAAGCAGTAAGAATGGGGCGAACAAAGGTCAGTCATTGGCTGATAATCAACAGAATTAGGTGGGAAGTCACCATAGTCACTACTGGTTCAGACTTCAAGATTAGTAACGATTACATTGCTTTTTATGCAAGACTCTGGAAAGCAAAATACCCTGAACATAAGGACTTGTTTAACACTAAACACATGATCGGAGAACCAAGATGATTGCAAATGTCCTGTCCCTGCTTTTCCTTTTGTCAATTGGTGGAGGAGTCCTCATCCTTGGAATATGGGTCTTCCTCCACTTCCTTGACGATTAGGCGTGTAAACCATTCAAATACTGAGTCTTCCCCGCAACCTTGACAGCAGTCAACTCTTGATTCTTCAGGTTGTTGGGGTCATACGACACATGAACCCATCCACTATCGGGTATACCCTGTGTGTAAAACTCAAGAATCAATTGAGTGTAATCAAGGTTGTCCATGATCCACTGAGCCAGATCAGCATTAGCAATACCAGCAATCTCAATGTCAGCAGCCTGACCCTTGCAATGGTCTGATGTTTTAGACCCACCAACAGCCGCATTAGACTCTGGAGAGCGATAACCTGAGTTCACGGTAACAGACTTGCCGAAATGCTCTCTAACAGGCTGTAGGACGTTCTCACACAATGCTTTGAGGTTCTCAATGGTTGCTTCATCAGGCGTATTGTCCAGACCCAAGCGAGTGGCAGTGTCGGACTTGGTCAGTTCTTTCAGGGTGAAGTTGGCAGATAAGTTCATGGTTTTCCTTTTAAGGTTAAAATGGCGCAGAGAACAGGGATTGCCGTCCCTGCCTCCACTTCTCAAACCATTGTCAAGAAAGGACAACAGCATGAACAAACTAGATTCTACCTATCTGCGTGAAGTTTTAGCATATAACCCTGAAACTGGTATTTTTACTTGGAAATTTGGCAATAAACGAAATACAAAAGCAAATCAAATTGCTGGTTCAATTCATCCTGAAGGATACAGAACTATTTGCATAAATTATAAAAATTATCGAGCGCATAGATTAGTTTGGCTATATGTATATGGTCAATTACCAATATCACAAATAGATCATATAAATGGCAATAAAGATGACAATAGAATCTCTAATTTAAGAGAAGCTACTCATGCTGAAAATCAGCAAAATAAACACTCTACAAAAGGTTATTCTTGGCATAAAACTAAACAAGTTTGGGAGGCTTATATTCGCATCAATGGGAAAAAAAACACTTTAGGTTATTTTAAAAAAGAAGAAGATGCTCAGTTGGCAAGAATAAATGCCAAACATAAACATCATCCATTTTTTACTTTTTCTCGTTAATCATTTCTCTTGCTTCGTTGTAGAGGTTAACGCAGATGGCGAGCTTGCGGATGGCGGCATCTCCTTCGCTGGCAATATCGAAAAGAGCTTTTCCAACTTCTGGATCAAGTTCGGCTGATGCACTTCCTGAGTTATCTCCGCTGGTAAGCTCGGTATCTGAGGAGGCTTGTACGGGGCAACCGGAGGCTTTGACAGCGACCCGCAACCGCAAAGCACCACTGTCAATATCACTATTGCGCTTTTGCTGTAAAAGTTTAGCATTTTGATTTGCCTTTTGGAGTTTTAAAGATTGGTTCTGAACAGCAGTAATAAGGACTTGCTCCTTTTGCCTTGCGTCCTCATTAAGCGCAGCAATCTCAAGTTTTTGACGATCATTCTGGTCATTTGTTCCCTTGAGATAACCAGTGCCAAATGAACTCGCTACCGCCAAAAAGATGCCTAAAAGTACCCAAGGGTTAAACAGGCTCATGGCTTTGGGGGTTCATCATTGTCAACAGCCTCTGCCTTTGCTGTAGCAGTTGCTATTGCTTTAACACCAGACCTGCCAGCAACACCACCCAAAACACCAGTGATAAACACCATAATCGTGGAAATCTGTTGTGTGTACACCTTGTCAATGGGAGCCATACCAGCCATAGGCTGAGTGACGTAGGTCAAAGCATAGAGGAACATGGCTACCGATCCAAGCAGAATCAGCATCAAGCAAACAATCACAAACGCCCATACCCTAGCTTCAATATCGTCAGCAGTCATACGACTATTTTTGTTCATCACGATTGTTGGCATTACTTTTTCTCCTGTTCGGGTTTAACTAACATTTCAGGGCAAGTACCTGTAGCTGTGCAAATAGGGGGCTTGCACTCAGCATTTTCCCAGTTCTTAGGGTCTTGGCAACTATAGCGAAATCGGTCTTCACAGCCCGTCAACAGCACTAACAGGATTGACAAGCCCCAAATACAGTAGATGTTCATTTGCTTTTCTCCCTTTCTTTTTGCTCAATCTTTTGCCGCATTTTCTCAACCTTCTCGACCTCAGACTTGACCTCATTCTTGGCTTCTAAGATGTCAAGATAAAGAAACCCCATGACAGGCAACAACAAGGCAATCAGCAAGCAAGCAGCAATCCATCCCACTATGTCTTCCTCCACTGACTTACGAACAGTAACCACGCCCACAGGTAGAGGAGGAATATAGTAGTCGCTGCTAGGTACGCTAGTTTTAGCTGGAAGTTTCTTTCTTCCTCCTTGCGTTGCCATAGTTCCTGCCTCTTTATTGCCTCTTGTTTTAACCTCGCCTGAGTTTGCTCCTCTTGTATTGTCTCTCTCATGTTAAAGACCTCTGAGTACAGTGCGCCCATCTCAGGAGGACTCTGGTACACCATACACTCCCTGATCTGCACTACCAACTCAGCCATCTGCTGCTGTGCCATCACCCTCTTGAGTGCGGCTTCCATATGGTTCTGGTCAGGATCGTAGACGTTCTTTGACTTTTCTTCTTCTTCCCTTATGTGGGCGGCAAGTTGCTCTTGAATCTTGAAGAACTCAGTGAGTTGCTTGACAATATCGACTTTGACTTGGGTTTCGTCAACGGCAACGAACTTGTCTTTCTTTTTCGCCACAGACTTGGGCGTAGAGGCAACTGTTGCTGGTTTACTCTTAGATTTAAAGAAGTTACTAAAGTTACTCCAAAAACCAGTAACTTCCTTATATATGCCAACAGCTTCGTCAACAGTAGACTTAACCTCCATAAAGGAAGTCTTAACCTGTTTGTAAAGTTCACAGCCCTCTCTGATTGCTGCAACACAAGCATTGGCGGCAAAGAGGAGGCTGATCGGATCAATTTTGCGTCCTTATTCTTCTTCAACAACAGCTTCTTGTGGTCTAACCACTTCGCTTGGGCTTGCAGCAGCGGAAACACCAAAATAGTTTTGTCTCAATGCTCCCATACCAATAGCAGTAGCCATTTTTTTCACATCATCTGGACTAATTAATCGATTTAATTGAATCTCATCGCCTTTTTTGGTAAAGAATTTGGTAGATGCGTTGACAATTACATCCACTCCATTGTCATCCAAAAATAATTTTCGCTGTGCTTCTTTCGTAGCGTTATCTATGTTGGTTTGACCAATCAATGAAAGAATGCGAAAACCTTTATTAAAAACGCTGGCAATTTGATTTACCAAAATTCCAGAGATTCTTTGAGGAGCTATACCACCCATTGCTCTTTGCAATGCAGACTCTTGTTCTGTTGCGACTTTGCTGAAATTTAATTTATTAATGTCAAGAGTTTTAGACAATCTTGAAACATCAGCAAGTGCATTCAAATTTTTGTACTCGTTTACTCCAAATACTTTAATAAAAGCATCGGAGTTTTTAGATAAATAATCAAAAGGATTTGGACTATTTAACATATTACCAACCAAACCATTTTTCACAGCAAGCAAACTATTTTTTTGTTCATTAGAAGGTAATTTTTTTAGATCAGTAAAAAACTTGTTAAGGTATCCTTTTCTAGTTTCACCAGTCATCTTTGATACTATGCCATCTACTCCACTAATGTCATAGTCCTTCAAGAAACTTTGCCCTGCTTTGCTCATGGAATCTCTTGCTGCATCATCAATAGCAATTTTTTCAGAAGATAAATATTGCGCCTTGAGTCCAGTGTCAGATAATCTTTGTTTCAACGCAGGAAGTTGGTCAAGAATGTCGCTATAACCACCATTTGTACTGGTTTTAGATAACAAATTATCCAGTTTCAATGGGTCAATGACACCATTCTTGTCAAGTGCTTTGTTGTATAGCTTTGACATAACAGATTTTTCTGCTAATGAAACACCTTCATCTCCTGCAACACGCAAAAACTGATTTAATGCAGTTGGGCTTGAGGCAATCAACGGAGAGATTTTTTCAGCGTAATCAGAAGAACTAATTTTTTCAATAGCGGCGGCATCTTTAAATGGGATACCAACTTTATTGTAATAATCAGTATCAAGTGTTGACATAGCTTGACCGAAAGGCAACTTCTCACCTCTAAAATCAATCACGATATTGCCACTAGAATTTTGTACTTTGTCTAATGCTTCATCAATTTTTGTTTGAAATGAACGCAATTTATCTTGTCTATTGGCATCACGAACTTCTCTAATATCTTGAGCAACACGCCTTTTCAATGAATCAAGGCTTGTTATATCCATGCCCATTGTTAGGTCTGGTGCAGTGGTAGCTGGTAAAGTAGTTCCTTCACCAGTTGGCACTGCTTGTCTACGCATTGCTTTAAACTTTGAAGATTGTTCTCTGACAAGTTTCAATAATGGTGCTTCTTTTGCCCAAGGATCACTTTGAAACAAATTTTCTGCTGTCCGCAACAAATCTTGAGTATCTTGTGCTGGCAACAATGCACCCTGACTAGATGCTTGCGTCAACACTGAATCGTATTCAGGTCGCAAGGCATTCCTAGCCGCTTTTTCTTTAGAAATAACTAAGTTTTGAATTGCAGAGCCAATCTCTACTGGTTTTGTGCCTCCAGCAATGTCAAATTGTCCTGTTAGTTTGTTTAATTGATTATCAATAAAGGTAATTCGTTGGTTGTAGTCAGTTTCTGTTTGAGAAACCTTTGCTTGTCCTGATGGAATTTCACCGCTAGGTCTTGGATACAACTCTTGTGATTTTTTACGAACAGCCGTTTTAAGCTCAGAATAAATATTATTTAATTCTGTTGCAAATTCCACATCATCAGTGGCTAATTTTTTCAAGATACTGCTTAAAACAAGATTATCTAACCCTGCAATTGCCGCACCACCTTTTTTACCAGTAACAAACTCAATTTTGCTTTGTATGTTTTCTAATTTTTGTTGAAGCAACGGGTCTGTCTTAATGGCTTTTTCAATAATATCTTTTGCTCTTGAAACGCCTTCAACATTTGCTAAATCTTCTACATCAATATCTCTCAATGACAGACGATCACCAAGCATTTGACCTAATTTGATAGTTCCACCTCCAGATAAAAGAGAACCAACAACTGAGCCTATTACCTGACCGGGAACTCCAAAATATTGTCCCCCTGCCTCGCCACCATATTCACCACCCAAAGCACTAACTCCAGTAATGGCTGTTTGTACGCCTACGCCTTTTTGAAAGAGTCCTAGTCCACGAGCCGCATTGCTCAATCCTTGTCTAACAATACCTGCGCCACCAAAAAGATTTAATGGGTCTGCTACCGCACCAGAAACTGTCCCAACGGCTCTTTGCAATTGATTTGCAGGACGCATCTCAGGCTTTAAACCCAATTCTCTTTGGAATTGAGTATAGGCTTGTCCTGCCGTACCTTGAGGCGGCAATTGAGATGGAAATTCACCATCACTCAAGCCATAAAGAGCACTACTTTCAGCCATAAGTGCAGGAATGTTAAATAAACTTCTTCCAACACTTTCCCTTATATACTCACCCATTGTTGGAGGAGCAGGTTCATCTCCCATTGTTTGTAATATAAAAGGAACATCGCCTCTTGCATTTTCTGGAGATTCCATAATACGCATAGAAGCGGCAATCTCAGCCAACCTGCGAGCATCCTCTACATTCCCTGCGGCATCAGCATTACGCAATGCTTGAATCACTTCATCATAAGTTGCCATAATTACCTCAAGGTTTTTTTGTTAGATATTTGTTTACTAACGCATCATCAGATTCTGTGGTTTTTAAAGAAGGTTTTTTTCTAAACTCAGGAATATCTGATGCTAAATCAAAATCTTCATCTGTAAAATTAGATCGTTTTGCAAGGGTTCTTTGAACTTCTAATTCTGCTCGACCTTTTTGTAAAGCAACCTTACGAATAGCTTTAATTGTGGCTTTTATTTTTTCTTGCGTATCTGTTGATGGAGTGCCTGAAAAAGCAGTTGATGCCATATCAACTAACCCACCAATAATAGATGGGTCACCACCAGCGGCTTGAATTTCTTTTTGACTTAAATCGCCACCAGCTAATGATTTTGCCAATTGAACACGAGCCGCATTGAATGCTGAGAAATTATTTTGTTTTATAGATAGATCAAGATTTTCTAACGCAAAATCTGTTGCATTTACTGTATCTCTAAATGGTTTAATTGTAGAAATTATGTCTGCTCGTAGTTTAGGAATATCTTTATATTCTTTTATTCCTGAACTTGGTACTGTGGCTTTTGCGGCATCTAAATCATCTGCTTTCTTTTTGGCATTGACTGCTTTAATTTGTTCTTGTGTTAACTGAGAAAATGGTTTGAAGAACATATCTTTAGCAATAGCTTCTCTATCACTACCAACAGATGGTTCTTTCTCTGATTTTTCAAGATAGTTAACAACTTCAGCGTCATGTTCAGCAGTTCCTTCAGGAAATCCTTTACTTGTGGCAACTTTTTTAGCTTCTTGAATTCTTGCTGGTATTTTGTCTGGACTGTCAGCTTCTCTTAGATCAGAAATATTTTTACTTGTTTCGTATTTCGCCACACTTGCAGCAGTAAATTTACCAGTACGAAGCAATTGTTGAATTGGGTCAGCGGCTTGTTTCTCACGAGTTCTTTGCTGAATTAAACTTGTATCAAGCTCTAACTTATTACCAACATTAACAAGTGATGTAGCAAACTCTGTATCTCCAGCCTGATTTGCTAAAGTTGCTGCTTTATAATAAGACTCTGGACTACGCATATCTATTTGCCTAGAAATAGCATTACGCATTGAAATTAACTGCAACTGTGGGTCTTTACCACCCAAAGCACTGCCAATAGCATCACCCAACTGTTGACCACCCATATACAGGCTGTATTGCGCTCGTGCCATTGGACTAAGTGACGCAAATTGCATTGCCTGTGCTTGCATTGCTTCATTTTGCTTTTGTTGGTACAAAGCACGTTGCATGGCTTCTACTTCAGGAAACATTCCTAAGACACTTGTGGGTGCTGATGGTGCTGCTGCTGGTGCTGATGCTGGTGCATCATTTCTTGTATCAAGTGTTAAATTAGGAAAAGTAAGATCACTCTGTCCAGATAATAGTCGTTCTGGTGCTTGTGCTTGTGCTGGCGCTGATGCAGCCTCTGGTGCTGGTGCTGTACCGCTATTTGTTGATATTGACAAATCATCAAACAAACGAAGCGGAGGTCGTTCTTGTGTGAAAACAAGTTTTTCTTTGGGTTGAATAGTCCAAGAACCTTGTCCCTCATCAGTTACTATACGGGGATTCCATACATATGTAAATTCCATTCCATTTTGAATAAAATCTTCTGGTTTTGATTGATTATTGATTATTTCAGCCATGATTTTTCCCTTTAATAGTTAAAACGAGCAGGGTTATAACCAACTTTAGATGAATCTACTGCTCCACCACTCCATGCGCCAAAATCAGTAGGCGATGGCGTAAAGTATTTTTCTAAACCTTGTTGAAAGCTTTGATTGTTTGAAAGACCACTTAGAGCAGTAGCAAATGGGTTGTAAGAAGCAGCTTGTTGTTGAGTCAATGCCGCACCCATACCACCAGTAAGTAACGCCTGACCAACATTAGAACCAGCAGTAGCGGCTCTACCACCTAAAGCAGAACCCATCTCCAAAGGCTGTTGTCCAAGTTGCTCAAGAGTAGAACCAGAACCCAAATACGTTGTAAACGGGTTCAATGCACTGACTTGACCAGATTGATACTGACCCATCAACTGAGAACCACTACCAAGCAATCCAGCACCAAATGCAACATTTCGTTGTCCCTCAGATTGAGCATTAGCAGCCAACTGAGCATCTTGTTGAGCCAAAGCGTTGTAATACGCTTCCATCTCAGGAGAGGCAGCACCAAAGCCAGCCGCACCGCTAGGACGCATACCTGTAGCACCAACAGACAAACCACCACGACCCTGTTGATACAACTGGTTCTGCAGTTGAGCCATTGATCGTTCACGGCTAGGAGCAAGCAAGTCCTGTTGCTGTTGCATATATTGAGCCGCAACCTGTTGAGGAGTCTGTTGCAAATACTGTTGACCCAAGCCAAACAGTCCTTGTGCGCCTTGCTGAAGTGGGGCGTACTGTTGCTGTGCTTGTTCAGCCTGAGTCAATGCACCGCCTGTAAGAGCCTGTAGACGGTCTTGGTAAGCCCTTAACTCAGGACTGACTTCGTAACCAGCCCCAATTACATTACCTTGTGCATCAGTCTGAAAGTTAGATGTACCGTAACGAGTGGTTATGCCAACAGGACGAAACCTTGCCGCATCCGCTGCAATTCGTGCCGCCTCAAGTTGGGCATTGGCTGAAGTGCGAGCCGCACTTCTTGTGGCATCCCCCTGCATTGCGCCACCTAAGAGTGACAAACCTCCTCCAACTAATGCTGCTGTAAATGGCATATCAATCTCCCTTAATCAAAATTTCATCCACTTTAGACGGGTCTGTCTCGTCAGTAGCATGAATACAAAACCAAACACAATCTGTTATTGCCTTAACGCCATGCGTCAAGCCAGCCTTAATTTCAATACAAGCAGGAGCTTCAACAATCTCAAGTTCCTCACCTTTTAACACCACCACCTTACCCATAGCCAATATCGACAGATGACTAAAGTTGTGCGTGTGCTTTAGGATAGACATTCCAGCAGGGAACATTGACTCCTTGGCATACAAGCCATCAGAAAAGTGATGAATAATTTCAGGCTGATTCATTTGTTTGTTGTTGTTGAATGGCTGCCGCCTCTGCAAGTGTTTGTGCCGCTACTGCCGCATCATGAACTGCTTGTTCTTCAGCGGTGTACTCAACTTGAGTGACTATGCCTGTTTCTACGTTTACTACGATTCTGTGTGTCATGATGTTTACTCAAAAAGGATGTTGATTGATCCAGCATCAAAGGTATCTGTGCCGTTGGTCGTGGTGATGCGTACTTGTGTGAGGGTGTCGGTTAATGTTTTTACGCCGCCACCCCAAGCATTAGCTTGGGTGGTTGGGTTTACCGCACCTAATACCCAATTTGCAGTCCATATATTACCGCTAACATTTGTAATTGTCATCATCCCCATACGGGTTGAAGCGGCAGTCCAATAAGTATGATTCTCTGTTTGGAATCCTGCGCTTAAAGCAGTTGAAACACCTGTACCACCATTACCAACAATTGTTACTGAGCCTGTATACCCAGTGTTTTCAATACCACCAGAATCACCAAGTTGCACTTGCATATACGCTGTGCTAGATAAAGACACACCATTAAACATCACAGTTATACGTTTTACCCACGATGGGATAGAAGTAAAGTCAACACTTGTTTGCGTGGTAAGCGTAACCGCAGTGCCAGAGGTAAGAACACCAACACCTGTTGGAGTGCCACCTATTACGGGACTTGTTAAAGTTTTATTAGTAAAAGTCTCTGTTCCTGCAAGCGTAGCCAAAGTTCCAGTTATAGGTAAAGTTACGTTTGTTGTGCCTGTCAGAGTTCGAGTGTAAGCAAAGTTACCAGAACCCGTGACAGTCATTGCTACATTGTTTGCGACTCCTGTACCGCCTTGATCCGCCCCTAAAGTACCTGTACTCACCAAACCTTTAGATGCGTCTGTAAATACAGGTTTAGACGCTGTTAGGCTAGAAAGAATTGGTTGGGAGGTTAATGTTGCTACACCAGTAACAGCCAACGTAGGAATTGTTACCGTACCAGTAAAGGTTGGACTAGCCGAATCTGCTTTAGTTGCTACAGCAGTTGCAATGTTTGCAAACTCAGTATTAATCTCAGTACCCTTAACAACTTTTAAAGGATTACCAGATGCAAGAGCATCCTTGGTTGCAAAATTTGTTGTTTGTGTATAGTTTGACATTTTTTCCCTTATGCAATCTTGCCATTTTTGGCTTGAAGTTCAATCTTTTGAATGGATAACTGACTGTTGTTTATATCCATCTCAACCCCTATTTGAACAATTTTTCCCTTGCTGCTTGCATTTGTTTCTATTGTTGTTAATGCAACTCCAGATGTGTAATATGCTACTACTGTGGCATTTGCACCATATTCAGCAATTCCATATTCAGCAGTTGTTTGAGTAGGTATATTTACTTGTGCAGAATAATAACTTCCTGTGAAATCATATCCCCACTTTAATGTTACCAATTGATTAGAACCGCCAACAACAATAACCTTTATCTTCTTCAAAATAGAGGTAACATTTATATCACCAAGGTCAGAATTGTTTGTATAGTATGCCAATCTATATGACGTTGCATCATCCAAGTATGTGCCGTATTTTCCAATATACCCATTCTTGCCAATCAACAAATCACCATTACGCCTTGCACAAAAAGATGTTGGCTCAATACTGTCCCAAATTGTTGACCTAGAAGAACCATCTGGCATGATTCCTTTTGTATCAAATGCGTAAACGTATTTTGATACTGGAAGATTTAACAAGTAAAGTGCATTTGTTTCAGAATATATAGCTTTAATATTTGATGCAGTTTCAGCAGAAACAGAACTCATCAAATCATTGCGAACATTCTTAGACAAATCACGCTCTGGAGATGACTTCTCCTGAATAGTCCTCATTAAAGAACGAACACCAGAGTTAGACAGGAACAACACATCAGTGCTGGTAGTTTGAATGCTATCCCTTGCAATACAACCGATACCCTCAACAGTGTCACTCAATTGCATTGAAGCTGGTGTAGTTGCACCCTGATAAATCAGAATCTGACGCTTACCAAAAATGAACAGAAAGCCATTGTGTGCAGCAAGTCCCGTAATCTCATCAGCACCATTGACCCACACACGGTCTACATTCAAAGAACCTGATGTACCTGTTGACCAAACATGACCAGCAATCAAGTCAGAGAAAAAGACTGTTGCGTTGTTAGCTGTGGTGTTTGCCGCCCACAATCTACCAAAAGCAGATATAACAATATTTGCTGATGGGACTGTAGCTACATAACCTGTCTTTTCTGAAACTCTACGATATGTTGTGGTTGAGACAGTAGGATCAAATATCAGTGGATCATGGCCTGATTGAAAGAAGTATGTGATGCTATTGAGTGAAGCACATTGCCAATTGTTAGCAGTAATGGTTGGTGTTGTACCACCACCCCCATAGGTCAATTCAACCACAGCATTAGAGCCATCAAGTTTGAATAACTTTAAATTTCCAGCAAATAAAACAGTCAAAGTTCCATCTGCTTGCACTAATTCATGGATGACAGTTACATCATTTGCACCTAAAGCACCACTAGAAGAATTTACCTTAGAGTATCCTTTGCGAGAACCAATCCGACCATACTGGTCAATGATTGCATTTTGAGCAACTAAGGCAAATCCAAGAGACAAATCAAGAGGCGATTCTTGGGTATTCAACCCCTGAAAGCCAGGGGCTGTTAAAGAATAAGTCTGTAGTGCTTGACTCATGTCGCAACAAACTCCTGATTTTCAGGATAGCGAGTACCTTCTAATGCAATGTAATCAGCCAACATAGCTTTGTAAAGCAAATAAGCCTCAGATGAAGACAGACCACCATCTTCACCACGTTCTACCAATGCACGGGCATAAGCATTCTGAGACACTAACGTATCAGCAACAGAAACAACAGTTGCATCTGATGACAACGTAGCCTGTGGCACTGTCAAAGCAAACTTGATTGTGTATGCACCATCAGGGATTGGATAAAGATTTACCTTGGTGTCGTAGCTGCCATCAACCCCATCAAAAGCAAATTCAGTAGGGATTGAGTTGACCAGTGGCGTAAAGTTCAGCTTGCGGTTCATGTCCACAAAGCTGATGTTTATAAGGCCAACATTGCTTGTGGTGTTGATTACATCCATCACTTGAAACTTCTGACCAGCACCCGTCAAAGAATAAGATGCTGTAGATGCCGCAGTAGTGACTGTGATGGTTTGACCTAATACATTCCACGAAAAGGCATCTTCAATCTGACGTTTTGCATCATTGACAAACTTGCCAATTAAGGAAGAATAAGTTGTTTCGGAAACAGTTGAAACTGTTGCTTCACGCAACCTTACGAGTACATCGTTTACAAGTTCAAGGTAGGTCATGCTCTTGTCAACCCTTCTTCTTCAAATGTTGCTATAAAACTAAATGTGCTTGCAGATTGAGTAGTTATTTTTAACTTATCGCCTTCTTCAAAAACAATGTAGGCATTGCCATCAAACTGCAAATAGTTTTTTGATGTGAAATCGTATTGAGTCAATATATCAAGAGTGGTATTAGTACTTGCGTCAAACCATTGAACAGTTATATGCTTGGTAGAACCACCTGTATTGTGGATATACATTACAGTAAATTTAGAGTAATAGCCAGTAGGACAGGTATAGACTGTAGTGTCTACTGCCGCTGTAGGACTAACACCAACTGATAATGCTCTCATTTTGCTTTTGCCTTGTTCCTTGCGGATATAGCTTGAGCTTTTGCCTTTGCGTCAGCCTTGGAATTAGCACCCCATGCCTTAAGCGAAAGAAGCAGTCTTGTTGGTTCACCTTTCTTGTCGTATTCAGCACCATCATTGCCAGCCATACGAGCCAAGAAACTTGCCCTGCGAGGGTTATCCCCCGACTTTACTGGTGCTTTCAAGTTACCACCAGTTTCCGCATTATAAGATGATCTACCCTTGGCATTCAAGCCGCCTTTTGGATTTTGACCAGCTTTTGTTTGCCAAGTAGGTGTTTTCATCTACTTCTTAGGTTTAGACATACCAGCTTCAGACAAGGCAATTGCAACTGCTTGGCGAGGGTTTTTCACAACTTTTCCACCCTTGCCTGAATGCAAAGTACCTTCCTTATATTCACGCATTATCTTACCAACCTTTTTTTGGGTTTTGGTTTTCATACCAATTCCGTCACAGAAACAGTTGAAGTGGTAATTGCCGCATCCTTGATGAAGGCAATCTTTTGTGCAGGACTTACTCGCACAATTTCAACGCAATTTGGTGGAATCATGGCTGATGTTGTAATGCTTGCAGTAGGACTTGTACCAATTGCATAGTGGCAATGACCTTGAGAACAAGCAATGCGAACAATAGTTGTAGTAGCCCCAAAAGCAGTCATCTGAACGCTGCTAGTAGTTACTGTTGCCACTTGGGTTGTGCCATTACTAGCAACGCCCCAAGCTACTTGATTTGGATCGAGTTGAAATGTAGACATTATTTACCTCTTGAAGATTTTTTCATCATGTTAGTAGCCGTGCGGCTACCACGCATAGGCATACCCTTTGGCTTACCAATAGCAACCATGACAGTTACAGGAATACCCTTTTTCTTGCTGTATTCGTTTGCTTCTTTTTCCCCTTTTTCGGTGTAGGGAAACTTCTTTTTCCCAACTGAAGGCATAGTATTCTCCTTATTTCCAGAGTCGATCAGCAATAAAGGTAATGATGCCGCCCATGAATGAAGCGATAGTCATACCCACCCAAAATCCACCTTTGCCTTTGTTGGCAAGTTCAAGTAAGGCTTTCACATCAGTACTCAATTGAGTTACCTGACCATGCAAAGTCTCTACTTGAGCCTCTAACCGACCAAAATCACGAGCATCTATCTCAGACATTTGCTACCTTTCGGGGTCTTCCCATACGCTTAAATGTTGGAATTACAGGCGCAAATGCGGTATCTGTTCTAGTCTCTGATTCTACAGATTCTGTGGTTACTTCTGCCTCGTCTATCCTCACATATCCCTGATGACCCTTCATAGAATCAATATCATGTTGATATGTAAAAGTTACAGTGTTACCTGACTGAAGACAGCGAAAAGTAGCCATAAAACCCTTAAATGAGAAAGGGGGGACTAGCCCCCCTATCTTTACACCATACGGACAATAACTATATCCATAGTGGCTGATGCCAAGTCCACTGTTGAACCTGACTCGTTTTGGATGCGGAACTTGACGGTATTGGCAGCACTGACATAGCCAGTAACTGTCAAACCAACCAAATCCACAGCCAAAGATGTACCAAGAACCATGTCACCCAAGGCGACACCAGCTACTGTTACATCATCTGTTTCACCAGCACCATCGACTAGTGAGCCAGCATTTAAAGTACAAACAACTGACCAAGTATCGGAGAACAAACCCCGAAAACTGTCATTACCACGGCGTGTTACAACTGCACTTGCTGTTGCCATTTTGATTTCTCCTAATTAGGTTAAAAAAGTCCCCCCACCACTAGGGCAGGGGGCGCAACTGCAATTAGGCAGGAACCAACAAAGCGAACATAGATGCAGACTTAGCCGCACCAGTGCTTGCCGCATTACGGAGAATCTGAACGCCATACAGAGTGTCAGATGTGAACAGATTAGCAAGATACTCTTGCTTGTACTGTACTTGTGAACGCAGAGCAACTTGCTCAACCAGCACCATTGAGTCTTTGTGACCCATCAAACAAACTCGTGCGGCAGCAGAACCTGATGCAGTATCAGTGTTGCTTGAGACAAACACAGGGATGCCGTACAGGTTACCGATCTCACCAGTGCGGATGGTACTGTTTGTACCACCAACAAAGGCTTGTTCAGTGTAACGAGCCAAACCCATCAATGTGTTACGACTTGATGGAGGAATCAAGAAGAAACGCTGATCCATTGGGGTATCAGTGTCATCAAGACGCTGAATAGTGCGGCGAATAGCGGCATCGGTCAATGCTGACTCATTGTTGCTTGCAGCAACATAAGCAGTAGTACCGTCACCACCAATGAACGCACCAGTTGCATACACGTTTGTACCAGCACCGCCATTGGTTGAACGACCCAACTGAACCAAGTCAGTATCGACTTGTTTAGCCAGAGCATAACCAGCATCGGAAGTGTAGAAGTTACGCAAGCTGTTCAAGGCTTGGGCTTCGACAATATCCTCAATCAAACGGCTGTATTCGTAATGCTTGTTGATAGAAACTTGAACTTCAGACTCTGTAGCAGCAATCAAAGTGACTGCTGTTTCAGCGGCTTTAGCGGAAGCAGAACCACGGGTAGGTGCAGGGATGTGAACTACATCACCCTTCTTACCTTTAAAGTTCATCTTCATAACGAGGTTAGCAAGAACCAAGTTTTTCTTGTAGGCAGCTATGATTTCATCTGACCAAATTTCAGGGATGAATGTTGCGCCTGTGGTAACAGTAACTGAATTACTGGGGGAAAATGATGTTGCCATGTTAAATCTCCAAAAAACGATAAGTTAAATTATCTGACCCGTCCGTCTTGATACGCTTGCATGATTTCTCCGCTCAACGCTTCATAACGATCTGGGTCAGTCATCTTCAGCCGAATTAGATCAGCCCTTCGATAGACTCTTTTTCCAGACTCCCCACTTCCACCTACGTCAACACCCGCTGCTTTAAGGCTAGACTTGCGCTGAGTTTCCCCTGCTTCATTAGTCTGTCTTGTCTTAACGCCACGCAACTGTTTATAGGTACTCAACAATTCGTTTGCACTGTCGTAATCATATTCACCATCAGCTTTTGCATACAAACCAAGGCGAATAGGTGAAGATTTCACCCAATTCACAAAGTCTGTATCTTGAGCAATCTGACCGAAATCAGGATGTTCTTGCGCCAGCTTTTGTTGAATCTGCATCTTTTTGAAATCTTGACCAGCTTGTCTAGCGGCAAGTACATCGGGATGGTTGTCAACAGTCCTGCGAACTGCCTCTTGTGGATTCTCGAAAAAATCTA